GGGCTGCTTCTACTTTGTCTATTGTTGCATCTAACTCTGCTAGTGCAACACGATTTTCTGCTAGTTTAGGAATTGCTGTGTCAATTTCATCTGTAGTAGGCGGTAAGTCAAACAGTTCTTCTAATTTCTTCATACTATATTTAGTGAGCAGTTTTGGTTGTGCCAACGATCTAAGTTTGATTTTCCGCCTACTAGCTTGCCGCAGTTATAGCAAGTGTATTTTGGCTTAGGTATTCCAATTTGTGATTCACTTTTCTTTTGATTCCATTCGGCTTTTTGAAGCACTCCATAGTTAGGATTTTTTGATCCAAGTTTGGCAGTCGACTGTTTTTTTAAAGACGTCATTGAGTGCTTTTTTCCTAGCCAATATATAGTGGTTTTAGGAATGCCTTTGTACGATTCAGATAGTTTCTTTCGAAGATATGCATACACTCGAGAAGAAGCATTGTATCTCGGACGTCCATTTATGTGTGTCATTTGCCAAGCAGCATAGCACATACTTCTTAAATGTAAGCCAGTTGTCATCTTTGTAAGTAGTAAATGACAGACGAAATGCTCTCGTGCAGTAAGCCGTACCAGGTTAGACGTTAAGTCATTGCCGTCTAGGCTTCTAGGGATGATATGATGTTTTTCTGTATAGGTATCTGCTGACAGCACCCTAGACTGTGCTCGTTGAATGATATTGTTATACCAGGTGGTATATTTGTTGGGTAAATACATTGCTGATGTCCTTCACGACGTTAGAGTAGTTGGATATTTGCAGTATCGCGAACTACACTTTTATTTATCTCTTTCCGTTTACAAACATATCGTCTTCAGTTATTACGCGAAAAGTCATGCCATTTCGCTTGGCCCATTTGGTAGCAGCGTCCCATTTGGCGTAGTTGATGGCTACCACAGCACGATCTCGACTGCTCATTTTTGATTCAATAACACTTTGCTTTTTGGGCTTAATTTCAATCAGCTCTGCTTTCATTGTGTTGGTTCTTGTTCGATAAGTGATCAAAAAATCTGGAATGTACTGTGTCATCTTGCCTGTTAGCGGGTGCTTGTAAGGAATAGCAATTGATTCGCTGGCCCACTGCAAGATATGATCATTGGTGTCGCAAAATCGCATGAAGCTAAGTTCCCAGCCAGACCGATATCTGGGCGTGCCTTTGCCCACATACTTGGCTCTGTTTATCACATCGTAGCTGCCCTGGGCCCAATGACTCATTGTATCACAGCCCGAGCTGGATAATAGTTGGGTGTCACTGCCACACCCACACCCAACAAAGTGGCTTGATTACGTATCAAGTTGAGATAATAGGCCAATTGCACATTTAGGTTAACTCCTCCTGCTGTACCTTCAAACTCTGACAGCAAGGTCAGTGCTGGAATGCCAGTTTCTTGAGCAACTCTAAACAAGCTCACAGTGAAGTTTCCTGCTGCTTGTTTTGTGGTCATTTGTTTTTGAAAATAACTAAACACCACATCATATTCTGCGGCCGGAGCATTTATATCAAATGCATAAAATGAATCAAACACTCTGACTGTTTGGCCTAGCCTTGGGTTAACTTCGTTGACTGTGCTCATTGTGGAGTTCCTGCGCCGTTTGCTCTAGCTGCTGCTGCAGCCCCTGCGGTTTGACGTGTTTGTTGTGCAGTGGGGAAGATCCATCCGTCGGCCTTGTTGGCAACTGCTCTAGTGGCAGCCGGCAATGCCCCTACCAATACTTCTTTGCCCAGTGCAGTTGCTTCACTTATGGCCAGCGTTTTAAGGCCGCCAAATTGCTTGTTGGTATTGTAGAATGTGCCAGCTTTTTGCACAGCGCCAATCACACCCAACACTGATCCTTTTTCCAAGTCTGAACTGATGCCACCTACAACGTCCAGCAAGCCGCCTTGACCAAAAATGCTGTTGGTGCTGCCTGGTCTAGCAATAGGACTAGTTGTGGTATCATAGTGGGTAGGCTTGGCAAATCCTGGTGCAGACTTGTTGGGTGCGCCAGTGTAGTACTTGATAGTTTCGTAAGCAATGGTCATGGTGTTTTGCATGGTGCCATTGCCTGCGCTGTAGTCATACTGATCATGTGCCCAGTTGGTGATAATAGGATTTATCAGTACATACTCAGCGTACTTGTGATTGGTGTCAAATCCGTAAATCCGAATATCTCGAAAGAACGCAGGCTTGCCGCCTGTTGAAGATGTGGTATTAGTACCGTCATTGGCTGTTTCGCCTACATAGCCCCAGTCGTTGACTTGTCGGTTGTCTGAATAGATATCACGTTCCCATCCACCAAACCCGTTTTGTTTGTTTTGACTTTGTCCTGCAGTGCCGTTGGTGTTGGCATCGTTGCCGTACTTTTGACTGGCATCTTTGTAGTAGTAACTGTAATAATTGTACCACATGTTGCGCACATTGTCGTTGCCATCATCGTGAAATGTGAGACTTACAGGATCATAGTTGATCTTGGTTTGAACCAGTCTTTTACGATTGTACTGATTCATGTATTCATGACTCACATTGAATTTGGGAAGATCTACTGTTTTGACCACGTAGCTGAGATTGGTCAACGCATCAATGTCCATTGCACCCTTGAGTGCGGGGATTTGTTGATAGTTGACTGTGAAGCTGACGTGAAAAAGAAACTTGAACCGAGGTTTAAGTTCGTATGCATTTGAGCGAAAGACCTTGCTTGCGTGAGTGTAATCACGCAAGCTATCGGTGCCAAAAAAACCCTTAGCAAAGTCTTGGCCGAAACTGCCCATGGAGTTTACGCTCCAGCGCCAGTTACCACATCGCCAATAGTTCTACCAATCAGTGTACCAACTCCTTCACCTTCGCCTTGATTGGCGTTGTCATAAGTGATGGTCATGTTAATTGTTACCGGAGCACTTTCACCATAGTTAAGAGCACCGTAGTCTGCATTTTTAATGTAGCAGCCATACAGATTCCAAGTTTCAAGAACCACCGGAGTACTAGCGCCATTGCCGCCGTCGAGTATTTCTACCACAGTAGTAAACTTGTAGTCAATACCAGACGCTGCTGAAGCCATCTCTAAGAAGTCCATTTGTTTTTGCAACTGTTCGCCAATCAACTTGCTCACGGAGCCGCCGGCATCATCGCGTACTTCACATGTGACATCTGGCCACGAATGTTTGCCAGCTAGTTTTAATGTTGAATTGTAGATTGGTAATGAAATTTCTTCAAACGTTGGATTTGGACGTGAAAAACTCATAACCTGTTTGGTTAATTCAGTGGTGGGCTTTGACACACCAAAGTTTTCAAACATCACTCTGAAGCGATATTTGAGTTTGGGCATCAACAGGCCCTGGGTTGGCGAGCTTTGATCGCTTGCCAAAGGTACTGTCATGCGCTGTAATGATGAAACTGCCATTTGTTATCTCCTATGTGTTTATTTACCTGATTCAGGTGGGTGAAAAATCACCCACCTGTTTCTTCATTAGCCAGCAGCAATCTCGCCAGTGTTCTTGATACGCAATGGGATGTAGATAAATTCTACAGCCTTCACTGGTTCAATTGCAATGTCGACCCACAATTCGTTGCGGTCAATACGTGCCGGTGTGTTGTTGCTCAAGTCACAAACAACCAGGTAGTCATAAATTGCTCGTTTGGCAATCAGATCAATCATCAAGCTGTTGCACAAGTTGGTGATTTCGTTACGTGTGATCTCGTCGTTGGGTTCGAACAAGAACAGTTTACCAATTTCTTCAAGTCGTCCACGCAAGAATGCAACCAAGCGAGCAACGTTGATACGATCCAGTGCTGTGGTTGTAGTAGTTGTGGTCTTGTTACCAAAGTTGGTAATACCAATACCCGGAATAAAAGTAATTGGGTTGATGTTACGCTCGTACAATATATCACGAACACTTTGACTCACACCAATTTGTTGGAATTCTCCAGTGGCACTATCAATGTATCCAATTGCGCTGGCATTGTCAATCACGCCGCGACGTGTACCAGCTGGTGCCAACCAAGGATAGCTCACAGCATCACTGCGCAGAATTGTACGCACCATCATGTGGCTTGGTGGAGCAACAACCAAGTTGCCACCCAAATCTGTGGTCTGGCAGCTGGGGTAGAATGCCCCAGCATAGTTGCTGGTTGCACTGTTGCCGTCTTCAGTTGGCAAACCTAGACCGTTGTCGTTGGTTGCCCAGGTAACAAGTTCAGTGCCAGTTGCGCCAAGTCGCATTGGAGTATCTGCAACCACAAACAGGGTGTTGTTGCGCTCGTTGCTGAGTGCAATCATGTTTGGTGTCAATTCAGGATACGCAGGTGTAGCAATAATGTTGAACTGATTTTGTTCTTCACGTGCAGCAGTACTGGTGTCAATGCCCGACTTCATTGCAGCCACAACCATCTTGCGTTGTGCTTGACGTCCAGAATACATTGCTCCGTCTGCTTTGTTTCCACTAGCAGTTAGCCAGGTGCTTGTTTCAACCGGCAAAGTGTCATCAGGGAATGTTGTACTGTTAAAGTAATTGACCTGGAAACTCTTGATGTTGTAACCAGAACGACGTGTGTTCCACAGCAACATACCTTGTGGATACAAGTTTGGATCCGGAGCATCTAGGTCAAGATAATTGCTGTCTAGTAGGCTCTCAATGGTTGGGAACGGATCAGCAACTGGATCTGTAGTACCATTGGGTGCCCAACGAGCATCTGCAAACAACACGCCGTTTTCAGTTACCTGATCAGTGGTATCAATTGCCACCCATTGGTCGACACCGTTCACTGGTTGCCAGCGATACATCACAGGATAATTTTCTAGATCACTGGAATCAATCCACAAGTCACCGTATTGTAACGGGCTAAGACTTGCGTCATTTTGAGTGGTTGGTTCTGATGCTGCAATAATAGGACCTGATGGGTTGGTTAGTGTTAGATCAAATCCGCGAACATCGTTGTTTACCAACTGATATCCTTGCCAGATGCCGTTGTTTTGGATCATAATGTCCACATCACTTACTGTGCTGTAGAACCATAAACGTCCATCAGCTGGATCTTGATCAGGAGCGGTGTCACTGGCAGTATATGTAAACAGATCCGGTCCTACAAAATTGCCCATTGTTATTGAGTTGGCCACTGCTGTATTTTGTCGACAAAACAAAGTATTAATTGTAAAACCAGCAGCAGTGAGTGGAGTCCCTGTAATATTAGTTACGTTAATCCTTCCGCCTAGACTGTGTGTAAACACTATATTTCCAGCTGAATTAACACTAGCAGATACGTAAGGCACCGCAGCAGCACTAACTGCTGCAATAAAATCAGCTACCGTGCCTGTTCCTGCTATAGTTGCTGTAGCTGTATTGTTACCACTAGCATCTGCATTGGTGGCTTCAATGGTAAACGTATTACCCACTGTGAATCCGTTGCCGACAGGTGTTGTTGTTCCTGTAACAACCGTTTGTCCAAGAACATATCTTTCTAAAATTTGAAAACCAAATGTAGATAATGGAGTATATAGATAAAGTTCAGCATCCCATTCTGCAATAGTTGTCCCAACTGGAATATTTTTTCCGCCGCCTGTGGGATCAAGAGAATTAATAGCTCTACGTTCGCTACCAAATGCCGGAACTGCTTGTGCCACCCAGGCGTCTAATGCTGAACTGTATTTTTTCAACGAAATATTCAATCCGTTGTTTGCGGAACTAACATTGTTCCAAATACTGCCAGATGGGCGTGGCGTAACATCAGTGGTTCTCCAACGAGGACTTTGATAGCTGTAACCTGGAAAGTAAACAGGAGCAAAATACTCATCTTGTGCAATTCCCAGTGCTGTCAACAGTGCTGTACCCAAATTAGGGCCAGCTTCAATGGATACCAAGCCAGCGGTTGCAGTTGATCCGTCATTGGTAGCATCTGAATCAACATAAATTGCCAATTTGCCAGATACCGCGGCAGCAGAGACACCTGCAATATTAGCAGCGTTAATAACCGCAGCAAATCCTGTTACAGTGTTAGTGGCACCCACTGTGACCAAATTACCATTGAGGTACATATTTGCACCAACAGTCAAGCTAGATGGAGAAGCAGTGCCAGTGACTGTTGCCCAAGAAGTTTGCCAGGCTTGAGAACCTAGTAGGACCCAGGTATTGGCAGCATTTTTGTAGTAAGCGGTTAATACTGTATCTAGTGTAACTACAGCATAATCACCAACACTGCCCACACTGCTGATAGGAGTATAATTGCCGGCTGCTGCATTAGTAACTTCAGCAGTGCTTGATACTATAATTGGAATCTGATCAGTGAATGTTGCAGTAGTCTGATTCCATTCAAATATTCCCCAGGTACTGGTTGAGGTGTCTAACCAGAAGGTACCATCAACAGCTGATCCAACTGGACGACTCAAAGTAGCTGTGAGCTCAGTAAGGTCAATGTCCACACGTTGAACATATGCACGATTGGTAACGCCCAGTGCTGAATAAGCAGCAAGCAAACCGTATTCATTGAGTTCATAACCATTGATGGGTGTACCAGTGGTTGTGTTGTAGAAGAAAGGCACGCCGTATGTGGCTGCCAGGTCACGTTGACTAGTGATCAAATAAGTTTTGTTAGCGTTTGCAGCAGTAGTACCAGCTGCCACAGTGATACCATCACTAGAAACTTTGTTCTGTGCTGTTGCTACTACAAAGTAGGGTACTGTGTTAACTGCCGAAGGGATGTATTGACTTTCGTCAATTACTGTTACTTCTACGCCGGGAGAGATTAGAGCCATCTTGTGGTTTCCTTTTCAAGTTGTAGATATTTATAGGCATATTGAAAAAACAGCGTTCTACGCTGCCCTTTGCAAAGGTCCGCCAATAAATACAGCATGAAAAGACCCACTTGTACCACTTGTAACCAACGCCCTTGTGCTGTAAACTATCACCGAGACAATATCACACACTATCGAAGCAAGTGCGAAAACTGTCTGCGCAAAAAGCGTGGTTTGCCCAAAAGAAAACCCAACTGGGAAACAGCTGGATACAAACGGAAAATGCAGTGTGATCGATGCGGCTTCAAAGCCCGGTATTCAGCACAAATGCTGGTATATCATGCAGACAGCAATCTCAACAACTGCGAAGCTAAAAATCTCAAGACTGTGTGTCGTAACTGCGAAGTTGATTTGTCAAAGTCTGATTCTGTGTGGCGACTTGGTGATCTGCAACCAGACGTGTGATCAGCTCAACCGTGTTTCTTTGCAGATCTGCTAGTGTGCCGTTGTTGTCAATCACATAGTCTGACATCCAGGGCTCTAGTGTCATGCTGGACTTGTCTTCTTGGGGCAAGTGATCACTGCGATCAACCCAGATAGCATAATCAAATACACCAGTGTTGCGCATGGCATGAAATTCACCTTTGTTTCTCAACCCACAATAGATTGAGTTTTCAGCAAAAATCTCGCGGCCTAGACGTGCATAGTCATCCCGGCAGTAGGCATGAATCATGTCATACCATTCGGCCCTGTGATTGTGTCGATCCAAAAAACACTGCTCGTAGGTGGTGTATCCGTACTTGTGTTTGAGTTCGGCATAGATAAACTTTTCTGCACAAAAGTCTGAACTAGAACGAAAAGAGTATTTGAATTCTTCTCGCAATATGTCGCACACAGTATCTTTGCCGTGGCGAGCATTGCCAATAATCAGTAATTTAGGTAGATTTTTCATTTGATAATTTCCTTAAACCATGTATAACATGTGGGCCAGTCTCGATAAATGTGTGCTTGGCCGCCGGCGTCTATCCACTCGTTGCAGTTGCTGGTGCGATCATCTATTAGAATATCAGTGGGGTTTTTGCAGTGGCGCCATTTGTCAAAAGAAAAAGGACCAATTGTGACTGGAACGTCCGTAAAATGTTCGTGTGCCCAAAACACTTTGTCGCTTACAGCAAATGGCATGGAGTAGTCGTGTGGTAACGCAGTCAAGAATTGCAAGGTACCATTGGTGCGTTGCGTAAGATTTCTACAGTAATCAACCAATTCATGTGCGCCGGCTTTCAAAGGCAAAGAGCGATAAAAATGCGAATCGTTTTTGAGTTTGTCCCAGTCCGCTTGTGGAATACGCTCGTCTGTTTTGTTGTCCCATCGCATTTTTAAAAAATCCTGTGCATGAGCCATCCAGTCTGCTACCACATCATCCATGTCAAGATAAATGTTCATTTGAGTTCCTTGATGTTTAGATGCTGAAGTGTTTGTTGCAACATGTCGATTTGACGTTTGCAATCTTCCAGCGCATGATGGCTGGTAGGAGGTTTAGGTAGCTCTGGCCACAAGCTGTACACTGTTCGTGCATCTCGAACCACAAAGAATTTCCAAGGCAACGGTTTGTTGTAGCTTTTGTAAGCATGCTCAATGATGTTCATGTCATATGTGGGGCCGTTGGCCCAGATTAATTTGCTCTGCCAGATAAATTTGGCCAGTTCATCTAGTGCTTGGTCTAGGGGAATTCGGCTAGTTTCTGCAAACGCTTCTTCTCTTGCCGCAGCTGGCTGAGTGGCCCACCAGTCTATGGTGTCTTGTTGTATGCTACGGTTTTCCTGGCTTTCAAGAGAAATTCTGGCATAGTAATGCCGTTCGTGATAGCCCGAGCCAAGAGGGTCAAAACTCTGAGCTGCAATAGTTAGTATTGTGGTATCTGGACCAGTGCCCAGTCCTTCGATGTCTATCATTAAATCGGCCATACTGCAAGTATAGCACGATTACTGAGTCATGTCAATACCCATTTGTTCTCGAAACCATTCAATCATGGCGTTTCTGGTAGGATGATATTGATCGCCTTCTAGTTTTTCTCGACGCATGGCCCATTCATAAGGATTGCTGTCCAGGTTAAACTTGCTCCAATCTACCAGTTTGTTCAAGGGTGAACTGTGATCCAAAACTCCGTGTGCATGTTCCTGTTGTCGACCAACATCACCGTGTGTGGTATTGTGTATAAATGCCATTTGGTGTTCAATGCCACGAGCCTTTAGCAAACTTTGTAGATTTACAATGCTCATCAAGGTAAGCTCGCTTAGGTATTTGCTGTTGGGTTCTGATCCCAAATATTGCGCTCGCATGAAAATCTGCACAGGCTCTGGCACTGCACCAAAAACTCCTGTTCCTAAAAAGCCGCCAGAATGATACCAAGCCATACTGCCGATGTTGCAACTGGCCACCCAATCACCTTCGGGGTTGTTGTGCTGTGTACGCTGTAGTTCTTCGCTGACAGGAAAGTCTATTCTGTTGATGCCGGACCATAACACCACCACACGATCATAATCTTCCTGTGCCAACTGATACATTGTCCTAGCAGCAATAGCTTGATTGCCTGTGCCCGGGCTAGCCAACACACAATACCGTGCGGCATTTATACCCATGTCGCCGTTGTGTCGGGATTGCAGTCTGGACATAAAACTGCAACCAACCATCAATGTCTGCTTGTTAGCCAATTACAAAGGTCAACGGTTGTGCTCCGTCTACATACAGTTTGAGCTGTTCTAGCAGTGCATCCATTTGTGTTTGTGCTTCTGACTTCATTGCAGCGCCGTTTAGACTGCCGCCGCCCTGCGGGCCAGCAATGGTGCTAAACTTTTCACGAGCTTCGCCAATGATCATTTTAGAAACAGCAACCATGTAGTCACGAATCCATTGTCCAGTTTGGTGGTCGGTCAACAACTGAATCTCGGGCTTGAGCTGGTATGCCCAAAGCAGCACATTTTCACCAGTGCCTTTTGGATCTCGTATCAGTTGTAGTTTCTTGGTCACTGGATTCCAGGTGTAGTTCATGAATCCACCAAACATCTTGGCAGCTAGTTCCACATACTGACTGTAAAAATCATAGGTAGCAAGGCCGCCTGCTACGTTAAAATTCATGAGATACACGTTAATGCTGGCCTGAGCAAATGGATCAAAGTTACTGGCAAACGGTCCTGTGGCATCACCAAATGTTCTGCGAAAAATCTGACGCACACTTGTGACTTCTTGTGGTAATGTATAGATGTTGACGTCTCGTATCAACTCCATAAAAATGTAAGCTTCTTCATATGCTGCATTGCTTCGTTGGCGAAAAGTGCCAATGGTCTTTTGGTATGCAGCCTCAAAGTGTGCAGGGTCTAGTTCAAGATCAATGATCTGATTGCCCAGCAGCAAGCCCACATAATCAATGAGATCTTGCTTGAGCTGGGGTAGTGTATTGTCGGCCATATAGGGAACTCCGTTCCCTATATTTAGCTCACCAGGCTTTGAGAACCATTAGGTTTTCAGTGCCGCGACCGTTGAACCCGGTTTCTGTAGTGGTTAGATCTTTGTAGATCTTTCTAGCAGCTGGTTTGCCAGCAGCCTGCATGGCCTTGACAACTTCTGCGGGTTTGCGCACAGTCTTTTGCATGCTTTCTGACACACTGAATCCAATGATGGAATTGCTTTTTACAGTAAACGATCCTGCATGCGAGTCTGCCACAACGTGTATCAGCTTGCGCTTTTTGGTGTCATACAGCCAGGCTTCTGTTTTTTCCACAAGACTTGCGGCAGGCAATCCCTTGAGTTTGAGATCAGCAAATTCCATTGCAACCTTGAACTTGGCCGCACGTTTTTCTGGCGACACTGCTTTGACTGCACGTGGCTTGCGCTCAACCTTTTTAATCTGCACATATGCGCCGCAGTCGTTGATCACTGTTTCACAAAACTTCAGCACATTGCGTAGCTGAATTTTGCTGAGATATCCGTAGCCTTCTACCAGTTGTGCGTCTTTGCCTTTGGCGACTTCTTCAAATTCAACCTGCTTGCGTTTCCAAATATCAGACAGCAAGCTCACCATTTGTGGTGCCACATTCATGCCACGAATCAGCACAATTGGCTTGTAGTCTGCACTCATTTTGGCGCCTGCCAAGATAAACTCATCAAACAGTCCATCTAGCTCGCCGGCACACTCGCTTACTTTTTCACGTAGACGATCTTGAATGGTCAGTCGGGCCACCACAGGTTCTGCTGACTCTGTTGAGACTTCTTGTTGTTTGACTGCAAACAGTTGTGCCAGCATGTTGTCTAGCTTGATTTGTTCGTGGTCAGACAGGTCCAGGCCCACCATGCTCATTCTGCACAACCATCCAGCAGTTAGCCGAATGTCTGAATCAGGCACACCTTTGAGAGCACGAACATCAGCTTTACGACCATGCAGTTCCAGATAGTTCACAATCATGTCGCGAGCATCTTTTTTGCCGTAGAAGTAATTGTACCAGGAAAAGGCAGCAGTCATTTGGCTGGTCCTGTTGCTGATAGGCTGCTCGCGCCAAGTGGGCTCTGGTCCCATGACGTTGGTGTCTGCACTGCGTGGATTTAGAGGTTTTACGGGTTTGTTTGCTACAGCAGATTTCACGGTGGCTCCTTTAATCATATCAGTAATTATAGCAGATTATCCAATTTGAGTCAAGTCAGTACAAAGTAACACTAAAGTAGCATCTGACTCATTTCGGAACGTGATCCAGTACGGGCGGTACCCGGCAACCCGACCATGCCCAAAGTAACTGTACCATGAATCATGCCGCTGCCAGCCGCCAACGCCTAATTTATTGCGAGTTGTTTTTTCGTATGGCACAGATTCAGTGTATGAGGGAAATCTTAGAGCAATGATGTGCCCGTGTTCTTTGAATTGGCGAAATCTGCGGTTCAGTTTGACTACTTTCATACAGCTATTGTAGCACTTGCTTGATTATTGGTCAACCTGCCCATAAATACAACACTATGCCAAGATTAAGTATGTACCGGCCTAACCGGACCAGAGATTACCAATTTCTCGATCGAACTATAAGTGAACAATATACTGTTGGTGGGCTGGATCTATTTTGCCACAAGTATTTAGGTCCGCAAACTGGTGGCGAAGACTCCACACTGAGTGGCAATGCTGATGCTACTCAACCAGTTTATGAAACACTGAGTCCACTAAACATACAAGACCTGCTGCTGTTGGAAAACAGAGATCGTGTGTATGATCCAGACATTTATGTCATGCGCGGAGTATACAACACACAGGACGTGGACTTTGACCTGACTCAATTTGGGTTGTTTTTGAACAACGATACCTTGTTTATCACATTCCATTACAATGACATGATTGACTCGTTTGGTCGCAAGCTCATGAGCGGCGATGTGATTGAAGTTCCAAACTTGAAAGATTACAACCCATTAAATTCAGCACTGCCTGCTGCACTGCCTAAGTACTATGTGATTCAAGATGCTGCGTATGCTAGTGAAGGGTTTTCTGTTACTTGGTTGCCGCACTTGTGGCGAGTCAAGGCAACGCCTCTCACCGACGCACAAGAGTACAATAGTATTACCAACAAACCATTTGTGAGTGAACAAATCTGGGACAATGGCAATTACTATCCTGCTGGAAGTATTGTGAACGACGGCAATACTTATTATCAGGCCAAGATCAATACTCCAGCTGACATAGCCATCAACAATACCACTTACTGGCAAGAGTACACTCCGCCTACCATTGCAGATGTGCAAGGCACACGCACCAAAGATACTGAAATCAACGATGCTATCCTTACGCAGGCTGATGTTGAAGTGCCACTTAGTGGCTACGATACCACCAAGTTTTACATTGTGCCAACACTGTTGGATGGTCAACCTGCGGTGGCTCAAGGCGCTGGCCTAACAGCAGACGAAACAACCACAGTAGACGGCACACAAGGCGGACAGGCCACTAGTCCGCGAGCCGAAGGCTACACCCTGGGCTACCTAACTGGTAGCGATGAAATTGCACCCAACGGATTACCTGTTACTCCGGGCGTGGCATTCCCTCCCAATCCAGTGGCTGGTCAATATGTATTGCGTCTGGACTACAAACCCAATCGCTTGTTCAGATATGACGGTATCCGCTGGGTCAAAATTGAAGACAGTGTGCGTACTGATCTCAACAACGGTCCTGCCAACAAAACACTGCGTTCCAGCTTTGTGAACAACACAGCTACAGTCAACACTACTGATCGTGGTCCTATGCCAAGTCGTCAGAGTCTTAGTGAACTGCTCAAACCCAGAGCCGACAACGGCGGTTAAACATTATGGCACAACAATTTTTTTATGACGAACAAATTCGTCGATTTCTTTTGCAGTTTACTAGGATAGTTTCAAACTTCCAAATTGAATATGGTCGCGAAGCCAATTCTGACCAAGCGGCTCTTTTGCGTGTGCCTGTTCGATATGGCGATGCCAGTCGCAATGCACAAACAATTATCCAAGAAAACTCAGCCAGCAGTATGCCAAGCACCCCGCTGATGACATTTTATGTGTCTAGTCTGGATTATGATCGACCACGGATGCAAGAACCCTATTTTGTAAGCAAGGTCAATGTTCGTCAACGCACCTACGATCAGGACACAGAAACATATGAAACCACACAAGGCAACGCATTCACCATTGAACGGCTGATGCCTGTGCCTTACAAACTGGGTATCACCTTGGACATTTGGACCAGCAATACCAATCAAAAGATGCAGTTGCTGGAACAAATGCTTACCTTGTTTAACCCTAGCCTAGAGGTGCAATCAACTGACAACTACATTGACTGGACCAGTCTAAGTATAGTAGAATTAGACTCAGTACAATGGACCTCAAGAACAATTCCCATGGGCACAGAAAATCCTATTGACATCGCTACGTTGAAATTTAGCCTGCCCATCTGGATCAGTTCACCCGCCAAGGTTAAAAAGCTAGGTGTGGTTGAACGTGTGATTGCATCCA